GAAGGGCGGCGTAAAGCGCCGCTGTCCGCGGACGTTGGCTGGTTTCGTCCGCGCGGGGGATAAATCTGCCCCGTTTCCCTCGGGCGTACGTTCATAGGCGCCCAACATCCTTTCTTGCCGTAGAGGGCACGGCGTCGAGGTGACTCCGGTGCCGTGCTCCATCGGCGAAAGAAACAAACGCCAAAGGAAAGCGCTTTGCCGTAAGGCAGGGCGCTTTTTCTGTGTTTTAAGGGGTGCAGTCGCTCCGCGACCACCTCATCCGTCACGGCTGTCGCCGTGCCACCTTCCCCTCGAGGGGAAGGCTTGAAAGAGGTTGCCGGAAAAGTGAGGTGAAAGGATGGCGCTGTCACCGCAAAAAGAGCGGTTTTGCCTGGAATACATACAGGACTATAACGCAACGAAGGCCGCTATCCGCGCCGGTTATAAAGCCAAAAGCGCCGCCAAAACGGGCTGCAGACTGATGAAGGATCCCGAAGTGAGAGCCCGCATCGAGGAGCTGCAGAAAGAGACCCGCGAGCGGCTGATGATCAACCAAGACCACATCATCCTGAAGCTGATGAAGGTGGCGGATATGTGCATGGCCGCCGTGCCGGTGGAGGCGTGGAACTACGTTACCCACCAGATGGAGCCTACCGGTGAATATCAGATCGATTCCGCCGGCGCCGTGAAGGCGCTGGTGAAGGTGGGCGAGCATATCGGTATGTTCCGCAAGGATGATCAATCCTCTACCGATGCCGGACCCGTGTTTTTGACCGGTGAGGAGGAGCTGAAGGCGTAATGGAGAAAGGAACGAGGATCTATCTGCCGGACGTGGTGGGCGCGGGTTACCGCGATTTCTGGAACTGCCGCAAGCGCTACCGTGTGGTGAAAGGCGGCAAGGCCAGCAAAAAAAGCACCACCACCGCCCTGTGGTACATCTGGCATCTGATGAAATACCCCGGCGCCAATCTGCTGGTGGTGCGAAACGTGGCACGGACGCACCGCGACAGCACCTATGCGCAGCTGAAGTGGGCCATGAAACGGTTGGCGGTGGAACATCTGTGGAAGTGCACGCTGTCCCCGCTGGAGATGGTGTATCGCCCCACGGGGCAACGGATCCTTTTCCGCGGATTCGATAACGTAGAAAAACTGGCCTCCACCACCGTAGAGCAGGGATACCTCTGCTGGGTGTGGATCGAGGAGGCTTTTGAGATGGAGCGGGAGGCTGACTTTGACAAATTGGACCTGTCCGCACCACGTGGAGAGGTGCCGCCGCCTCTGTTTAAGCAGACCACCATCACCTTCAACCCATGGAGCGAGAAGCACTGGCTGAAAAGCCGCTTTTTTGACAACTTGCCGAAAGATGCGCTGGCGATGACCACCAACTACACCTGCAACGAATTCTTAGACGAGACCGACCGCGCCATTTATCAGCGGATGAAGGAGGAAAATCCCCGCAAATACGACGTGGCGGGTCTGGGCAACTGGGGTGTGGCGGAAGGCTTGGTGTTCGAGAACTGGACGGTGCAAGCCTTTGACCTTAAAGAGGTCACCAAGGAAAAGCCGTGGCAATGGCGGCACGTGTTCGGTCTGGACTACGGATACACCAACGACCCCACCGCCTTTATCGCCGCGGCGGCCAATCCGCTGGAGAAGGTGCTGTACATATACGATGAGCACTATCAGCATCGGATGCTCAACGACGATATTGCGGCGATGATCACCCGCAAAGGGTATCAAAAGGAGCGTATCCGCGCCGACGCCGCCGAGCCGAAAAGCAACGACGACCTGCGCCGGCTGGGATTGACCCGCCTGCAGGCCGCTGCCAAGGGGCGGGACAGCATCATCAACGGCATCACCCGCCTGCAGGGATACAAAATCATCGTGCACCCGCTGTGTATGCACACCGCCGCCGAGCTGAGCGCCTATTGCTGGCAGGTGGACCGTGTGGGCACTGTGCTCAACGTGCCGGTGGATCGGGAGAACCATCTGATGGATGCCCTGCGGTACGCGTCGGAGGATTTGGCCAACTTCCGCCCCTCGGCAGAAAAGCCGCGGCCGCCCAGACCCAGCCGCACCGGTGTGACGGCGGAGGATATGAGAGGGGGCGGCAGCTGGTGAACCTCCAGATTATAGAAGACTATCGGCGGACATTGGACGCGTTGAACGGACTGAAGAAGAAGAAGGAGCAGGAGCGGGCCAATCAAAAAGAAATCGACCTGCTCCGTGAAGAGATCCACGAGGTCTCTATGACACTATCTCACCTAACGAAAGGAGTGAGCCGATACCGATGGACCGACTGAGCATTTTTGCGGTGATCGTGGCGGGTATTGCTCTGCTGATCGCTATGCTGGCCTTTGAAAAGGCGGTGAGCGTGGAGCGGGCCCTGCAGGAACGCCACCGTCCCGACGTGGTGAAAGGCACCACCATCAAAAAGCCGGAGCGGGTGCGCGCTACCATCACCGACGCCGACCGACGGCGTATGGCGGTGGAGATGCGGCAGCACGCCAACTTTATGAGCTATGACGGCAAGCCGCAGGCCCCCATTGACGAGACCACCATTTTGGAGGAGTAGGGGGGACAATCCCCCAGTCGGCCGCTAAAGCGGCTAAAGCACAGCAACAAGCGGCACGTGAGCCGCCTTGCAATACTTTGACGCCCTCACCATGGGCAAGGAGGAACAAACAATGGATGAGAACACCCAGGTTATGACCGAGGAGGCCACCATGCCTACCGAACCCGTAACCGAGCCCGCCGACCCTGCGCCGGCGGAAAACCCTGCCGAGGTACCTGCGGAGGATCCGACGGAGCCCACCACGCCCCAGACCGACCCTGCCGCCGACGCCGAGGCAACCCCCGCACCGTGGTCGTTGCCGGTGAAATTCCGACACGAACACAGGGACTTGAATCAAGAGGAGGCCACCGCCTATGCCCAGATGGGGCTGTTATATGAGGCGGAACAGCCGACCCGCGATAAGATAGCCCTGCTGGCGGCCGGTCGGGGGCAGTCCGTGCAGGAGTTCGTCGATTCGCTGGTGAAATACGACGAGAAGACCCTGCTGGACGAAAAGCGGAGAATCACCGGCGGCAACGAGGAAGAGGCTCAGAAGCTGTTCCGCGTGGATATGGAGGCCAGACAGAGCGCCTGCGCAGAACGTGTGCGTCAGGCACAGGAGGCCGACCAACAGGCAGAGCAGTCGCTGACCGACCGACTGGCCGCCGAATACGGTGAGCTCCGCGAGGAAATTCCGGAAATCGGCGAATTCGCCACCATCCCCCGGGACGTGGTGAATGACGCGGTACGGAATGGCCGCCATTTACTGGATGCTTATCTGCGGTATCAGCGCAGAGAAAGCAAAAAAATCGAACAGAACCGCGCCGCCCAAGCATCGGCACAGGCCGCATCCACCGGCAGTCTGACGGATACCCCGCCGGAGGGTGGTATGGATGCCGCCACAGCCGCGATGATGAAGGCGGTGTGGGATGACTAATGAAGAGGAGAAAAAGTAATGCCTAACGTAGTAAATTCTTTGGAATTCAACAAAAAGATGTCCGAACAGCTGGACAAAAAGCTGGTGCAGGAGGCCGTTACCGGCTTCTTTGTCGATAACGCCCTGAAGGCCAGGTTTGTCGGTGCCGATACCGTGCTGATTCCCGATGCGGAAATGACCGGTATGGGCGACTACGACCGTCAGGTCGGTCACGCCAAGGGTGCCATCACCATCAAACAGACCCCCTTCACCCTGCAGATGGATCGTTCCAACTCTTTTACCATTGACGATCAGGATATGGACGAGACCGGTGTCGCCGAGACCATGGCCGGCTATATGAGAACCTTTGTCGAGGAGCACGCTGCCCCTGAGGTGGATGCCTATACACTGTCCAAGTTGGCGTCTTTGGCTATGACTAAGGGCAACACCGTCACAGGCACCCCTGCCACTCAGGCCTACAAGATGTTTGTTGACGCTCAGGTCAAGGCGCAGAAGAAGGCCGGTTACCGTAAGGAACTGGTGGCCTTTGTGGATAGCACCTTCTGGGCAGCCATTATGAATACCCCTGAGATTACCCGCCAGCTGGTGGTGAGCAACTTTAAGCACGGTGAGGTCAATTTGGAGGTGAAGAAGCTCAACAATGTCGTTATCATCCCCGTGGACGATGACCGCATGAAGACCGCCTACGAGTTTCTTCCCGGTTCCACCGATGGTTCTGACCCCGGCGGCTTTGAACCGGCAGAGAACGCTCAGAATATCGGTTTGCTGATGCTGCCCAAGAAGGCTTGCAGTCTGGTGAAGAAAACCGAGAAGACCCGTATCTTCTCTCCTGAGCAGAACATCAATGCCGACGCTTGGAAGGGCGATTACCGCATCTATTACGATGCGCTCGTTAAGAAATCTTACGAGAACACCATCGTCGCATATACCTACTGATGATCCGCAAGCCGGAGGGGAAAACCCCTCCGGCTTTAGGAGCATTTTGCAGTTGATTTCAGAAAGGAGAGAAACAGTATGTTCAAACTGAAAAATAAGGAAGGCAACGCAATTCGCCGCGCCGCAAGCAAGGTCAAGCGCGACCAGTTGGTGTCGTTGGGCTACGTAGACGTGACCGAGGAGCAGGACGTCGAGGACACCGCCCCTGATGGAGAGACCACCGCCCCCGAGGATGAGGGTACTGCTCCTGAGGATGAGGGTACTGCTCCCGAGGATGAACAACCGAAAGCGGCGCCCCGCCGTAACAACGGCAGCGGTCGGAGAAAGAACACCGAGGCCAAAAAGACCGACGAGGAGTGATGCGGCGTGACCGGTAATGAACTGCTGACCCGCGCTATGCAGCTGCTGGGGTATACCACCCACATGGGTGAGGCGGACAACTCCCTCAATGCGGAGCTGATCCGCCGCGGTCTGACCATCCTTCATCAGGTGCTGGCCGATCTGTACCGCATCAAGTACCCTGAAAAGCCGGAACCGCTGCCCGCCAACCTGACGGACGAGGTGCTGCTCAGCGAGGACGAGGCGGTGCGGGTGGCCGTGCCCGGTATGGCCATGTTTCTGGCACTGGGAGCGGGCGACAACGAATCGTATAACTGGTACAGTGACGAGTATGCCCGCCATCGCAACAGCATCAAGCGGGCCAACGGCGTCCGCGTAGATGCACAGCCGACGGTAACGTGGTGAAAAAGTTATGAGTTATCAGTTATGAATTTGCCTGCGGCAAACGTTATGAGACCCCTTGCGGGGTTCGTTTGAGCCTATAACAAACGCCACCGCCCGTGTGGCGGCGGCGTTTCTTATGTGTTCAAGGTGAACGAGAGACAGAGAACGAGAGGAGCATCAATATATGAGCGAACAAAGCAAAAAGTGGTACGACCACAAGAGAGTGCTGGAGGAATACCAGCAGGGTGTGGATTATAAGACTGCGCTGAGCGAAAACGGTATGTACGAGCAGAACCGCATAAACCAGCGTTTTTTCCTTGGTGATCAGTGGCACGGCGCCCAGTGCGGTGACAGCCGTCCTCTGGTACGGTACAACGTCATCCAGCGCATCGGTGAATATAAGATGGCGGTGGCGGGCGGCAACCCCGTGGCGGCCATTTATACGGCGGAAGGAATGCCCTGTGATGCAGACACCAAAAAGCGGGTGCAGGAACGCAAAGAGGAGCTGCGGGGCGGTGGAGATTTAGCCGCCGTATCTGCAGAGGAAAAGGTGCATCTGGCTATGTCTGCCATGAGCGATTATTTTAAGGTAACGGCGGAGCGGGTGAAATTCGACGACCTGAAGGATCTGGTGCTGCAACAGGCCTATATCACCGGTACCGGTGTGCTGTACACCTACTGGGATGACAGCATCCGTACCGGACAGTTTGCCGACGCCGGCAAGACTTCGCCCATCCGCGGAGATATACAGTGCGAGGTGCTGGATATCGAGAACGTATACTACGGTGATACCGCCGAGCGGGATATCCAGAAACAGCCCTATATCATCATCGCCCAGCGGCGCCGTGTGGAAGACGTGCAGAGAGAGGCCCGCCGCAACAAGCGCCCTCTGGTCGAGTGGAAGGCCATCAAAGCGGACAAAGAGACCGCCTATGAGGCCGGCGCCGTGAACGAGCGGGAGCCCGAAGGCGAAAAGAAGGTCACGGTGTTGACCAAGCTGTACAAAGTGTACGACAAAAACACCGGCGACTGCACCGTGCACGCGGTGCGGGTGGTGAAGGGCGCCACGGTGCGACCCGAATGGGACACCAAGCTGAGATGGTACCCGCTGGCGAAGCTGGACTGGAAGCAGGAAAGAGGCTGCGCCTACGGTCACAGTGAGGTGACCCATCTGGTACCCAACCAAATCGCCATCAACCGAGCACAGACCGCCTCCGCCCACGCGGTGATGACGGCGGGTATGCCCATTATGCTGGTCAACGGTGACGTGGTGCAATCCCCCGTCACCAACGACCCCGGTCAGGTGATCGTCGTATACGGACAAAACGAGCTGACAAACGCCATCCATTACGAGATCCCGCCCAATTTTGCCCCGCAGTTCGACAATCTGGTGAACAGTATGATAAACAACACCCTGTCCACCCACGGCGCCAACGACGCCGCTCTGGGTAATATGCGCCCCGACAACACCAGCGCCATACTGGCGCTACGCGAGGCGGCCACCATGCCCATGCAGATGCTCATTAAGCGGGTCTATTCCTTTGTGGAGGACGTGGCGCGCATCTGGGCGGAATACTGGGTGTGCTGGTACGGCAACCGCAAGCTGAAGATGGTGGAGGAAGACGGGGTGTGGTACATGCCCTTTAACGGTGCGGACTATCGGGATCTGCTGATAGGCGTCCGCGTGGACGTGGGCCCCGCCAATCTGTGGAGCGAGATCCAGCAGCTGATGACGCTGGGCAACCTGCTGGAGATGGGTATCATCACCCCCATGGATTATATGGAGAACCTGCCCAAGGGCAGCATCCCCAATCAGGAGAAGATCCTGCAGAAACTGAAGGAAGCACAGCAGACCCCCGCCCTGCCGCCTGAGCAAGACCCTGCAAGCAGTGATACGGATGTGGGGGCCCTGCTGAACGGTCTAAACGACGAATACAAAAGCAAGATCGCCGGTATGAGCCCCCAGCAGCAGGCGGCTCTGGCTCAGCAGATGGCCGGCATCTAAGGAGGTAGACAGATGGCCTATCGCAAACTGCCGATGACGGCACCCACCACCGTGACGGTGCCCCAGTTGTCCGGTGGACTGAATATATACGACGCGCCGGGGAGACTGACCGATGCCCAGCTGACCGACTGCAACAATATGTGGTGGCATAACGGCGCACTGGTGACCCGTCCCGGACTGGTGCGGGACGAAGCCAGTGGCCGTCACTATCCCACCCGACAGACCATCAACGAGCGGGAGATCCTGCTCAGCCGTATGCAACTCACCACCACCAGCAAGGCAACAGCCTTTTACGCGGCGTTGTTTTCCGCTAAAAGCGGCATGACCGAGCTGGGCTCCAAAGCCTTCACCTATTGGGGCAAACTGCCCGAGGACGGTCATCCGCTGACGTCGCTGGGCTTCCCTGCAGAAAAGAACGCGGACACCGGCTGGTATTTCCTGTTGAGTACCGGCGAGGTTATCAAGGAAAATCGTGGTGAGAATTCCGGCGAAGAAGGTAAAGCATGGGCGGCGGCGCAGCCATACGTGCCCACGGTGATGATCAACGGAGCGGGCGAGAGTTTTGAGGGTGACGCCAACCCTACGGCGTATGAAGATTATAACACTATGACGCGGGAGTTTTCCTGCACGTTCACCACAGACGGAACCAGCGTAACGTTCAAACTGCCTGATGGTGATTTGGGAACCTCCACAACGGGAGAAAAAGCGGGAGATATCGCGCTGAAGATCGAACTGACAAGCGCCACCGGATCAAACATTAAGAAAGACATAGTATTAACCGAGGATGGTCAAAGCAGCGTTACAGATTCCATTACGGTAGAACCGAAAGAGATGGATCTGTCGAACGATTATTCCAATGTCCGAGTATCTGTTTCTGTAAAACGAAGTACGGGCGCGGTGCGTGTCGAAGTGCTGGCTGTTGATGCGGGCGGAAACAGGCATTTCGGATCTTTGCCCGAGGTATGCCACAACAACCTGAAGATCACCGCCTACCGCAACAAAAAGTACGAGAGCCAACGGCTGGAGGTGTGCCGCATGACCCGTGGCATTTCCTTCGGCGGTGACCGCAGCGGTACCGAGGGCGGTACCCGCTATTTCGTTACCGGCAACCCCGACGAACCCAACTTGGTGCGGTGGAGCGGCATCGAGCACCCGCTGTATTTCCCCGAGCACAATCACGTGCGTATCGGCGATGAAAGCCAAGCGGTAACCGCCTTCGGTAAGCAGGGCGACCTGCTGATCGCCTTTAAGGAGCGGGAGACCTACGCCCTGCAGTACGTGGCGGGCACTGAGGCGGATGACCAATTCGCCGTGAGCGGCGGTGTGGCGGTGACCACCTATGCCGCCAAGTTCCCCATTACCCCCATCAGCCCCGCGGTGGGCTGTAACTGCCCTGATACGGTGCGGCTGGTGAATAACCGACTGGTGTGGATGAACGACGACGGTCAGGTGTATATGCTGACCTCCACCAACCAATTCAGCGAGCGCAACGTGCGCATGATATCCCGTAACATCCGCGCCCTGCTGACCGCCGACAACACGCCGGAAACCCTGCGCAATGCCAAGGCAACGGAATACGAGGGCTATTATATGCTGATGGCGGGCAAGAAGATCTATCTGCTGGATACGCAGACGGCCGCCTTCCACAGCTTTAATTATTACAGTGACGAGGA